CGCCTCTACGACAGCCGGAAAAACGCATCCAGAAGACAGGCACACAAGATGGACTGACGTCGTGTTAGTGGTCTGGGCCGTTAATTGGCGCGACAAGGCGCCTGCGTCACACAAATCACGCAAGCGAAATGGCGAACGCAGCCTGTTCGTAGAACCACTTCCAAAAGAACATTTGTATGGCCGATAAGTTACCGAACCGGCAGTAAAGTCAGGGTGCAGTGCGTCCAAGCAGCCATCGTCTAGCCACGAATCAGCAAGCATACTGTCGGCTGTTGGCGGCACAGTCGTATCAATAAGTGTTTTCACGCGGTACGGATTAAATTCAAAGCCTAACTCGATGCGTCGCGTAGTAAGCGAATCTTTTACGATGGCTGCGCCTAGTGTCACGCCGATAGATTGATTGCTGTACCCATAGCTGCCAGCCGTTGAGCCTGGCGTTAAAACAAATGTTCCGCCAGGTATTGTCCACACAGCAGTAGCGGCATACTTGTAAACGACTGGTCCGCTGGCAGGATTTTGGCCCATCACCAATGAAGCGGTTTCGGATTGGCCAGAAGTAATTTCAACTTCAATGGAATCAGGAAGCGGCGGCAGAGGGCACTGATCGCAGCACCCGCAGTCCGTCTGCAGCTTGCCGTCCTTGACGAGTAGCTGACCGTTTTTGGTGTTTAGCGTCGTCATGTGCAGCCAGTCGCGCCGATGTTCACGCCCGTCACGCCAGTTGGCACGTCGTGCACCATGACGCGCTGGCGGGTAAAGACGAGCCCCGTGGCACCGAGAGTCACGTTAGTGACAACGTCAACTCCGGTGACGGCCGGGTGAGATCCGACGCGCACCAATCCCCACTTCCCAGTCCCCGTGCCAGACTCTTTCCACAGGATGAACGCCTCGCCGCTAGACGCCGTCTCGAGCTCTGCGACGCTGGCCTTGCACTTGGCGTACTGGTGGCTCTCGCTCTTCACGTCAAGCTGCACCTGCACGACGCCTGCTACCGCGACTCGCCCGAGGCTTCCTGACTTGATCGGCTCGACCGCCACACAGAATGCCGTCGTGCCCGTGGTAGGCGTAGACCCCTGTAGTACGGGCAGCTCGTGAAACTGCCCAGCAGGCCCGCTAGGCGTCGACTCCATGCCCGAGATCGCCAGCACGCCCCACCTGTCGACGTCTGCGGACGACTTGCAGTAGACCGCCGTGTATGGTGCGGACGGGCCACGGATGCCGTCGGCCTCAAATCCCGGCTGCGCGCCGAGGACCAGATCGGCGGCGTCCTGCGCACGATTCCAGGCCCGCGCAGAAATAGCCGAGCGGATGGACTGGCCCTGCTCGATACGGCCGTCTGCACGAGCCATCACGACACTCCGATGCCGAGCCCGGAGAAGCTGGCCTCACGGTAGACCTTGTTGACGTACACGTACTTTGGCACCTTCAGAAGCGTTTTAGACGCCGTGTCAGACTCTGCCTCGTACCGCACCCACATGTACTCGTGCCCCTTTTTTTCAATGCCGGTAATGCTCCCCACGGTGATCGCGGGGAGCGTCTGCCCCGTGCCGGCGTTAGGGCTCGCGATGAATTTGTAGGACAACTTCCACGGGCCGTTTCCTCGCCTGTCATCCCACTCCTGCGAGCCCGTGCAACCGACGAACAGCACTTCGCCTGCAGGAAACGTCCGGAACGACCCGTTGTTTACGGTGCCGGTCAACCGCGACACTTCCTTGATGTAGGCAGTCGTCACGTATCCGTCCGGCACCTCGTATTCCTCCGTCCATTGCAGCGCGGGCGAGACGATGTCGACGCCGGCTACGCTGTCACCATCGACGCCGATGGCTCGCCTCTGGTTAGGAGCACCGGCGCCGTACGCCGTTTCGTCTTCCGCCTGTGTCTTATGTTGGCTGCCGCCGGTCGTGTCGAAATGCCTGGCCCGTTTCAGCGGCTCGCGCTGCTCGTCGTCGTCGATGCCAGACTTGCGATAGCTTGCCGTGACCTGCCACGCCTCGTCGCCCAGGTAAGAGACGGTGTAGCTCTCGACCAGAAAACGCATCGCCGGCTGATTCGGATACTGCCAGACCTGGATCAGCGACAGCTGTGCGTTTATTTCGTTGTGCAGCACCTGGTCGTTCGCGGTGCCGAAAGCCTTCCACGACTTCGTATAGGTGGACTCGCTGCGCGAGCCCTTCCGCATGATCGTGGCCGACCGCGACTCGTTGTCCTCGACGAATGTGACCATTAGGCGAGTACCTCGTCCTGTATTTCTTCTTCAAGCTCCTTACGGATGGCCTTCAGCTCCTTCAGTTGCTCTTGGAAAACGGTTCCGCCAAATCCCATGCCGCTGGCTGCATCTGCGGAAAACGTCCCGATAGCCTCTGACTGCCTTGAGATTGAGTCCTCAAGCGCCAGTCGCTCCTCCTCGAGTCTCCTTGCACGGTCTTCCGGGCTTTCCACTTTTGGCTGCGGCGGCCCTTGTGGCGCACTACCTGTCGCCGTAGGCGTCAGTTTCTCAGACGCCTGGTCGACGGCGTCCATGTATCGCTTCTCCTGCTCTGGAGAAACGCCGCCCATTGACTTGAGCGTGAAGAACTCGTCTGCGATGGAGCGAAGTTCGTCCAGCGTCTTTGCGTCTCGAGCTTGCCCAACAAATGCTTCCGCCTGATCTGACACTGCTCGCTTGGCGGCTAGCTCTGCCACCTTGGTTTCGGCATTTGCTTTGATGGTGGCTAGCGACGCCTCGAACGTACCGTCGCTGATGGCGCCGACCTGTATCAGGTTGGCCCGTATGTCGCTCGTCATTTCACGAAGTGCGGCGGCGATGTCCTTGTTGCCAAGGCGGTCCTGCAGGGCAGCTTCTTGGCTTGCTGTGACTTTGGCAGCGTCGAACGACTGCTGGTCTGTCGCGCTCGCCAACGACTGGGCAATCCCCAGGCGGCGCCTGGCGTCTTCCGATTGCATACCGGCAAACTTGTCGCGTTCGCCTTGTGGATCAATGCGGTCCAGCAAGCTTGAATATCTAGGGGCGTAGGCTGCTTGCACGGCCGCCAGGCTGATAGGCCGCTGAATGGTCTTGTCAAACGTCGCCCGCATACGCAGCAGGGCCTCCTCGACTGCCGCCACCGCATAAATCCACGCCTTCGCAAAGTCTCCCGCTGCCAGCGCTTCAGCAATCTGGCTGCCGACTGACTGGGCCGTTGCCGACAGGTCTCCGATCGCGCCCTGCGCAAGTCCGCTTTGGATTGCGACCACACCAATGGCGGCCACTAGGGCGCCGAACGGCGATAGCAGCACTCCGACAACACCGCTCAGAAAAGCGAGAGCCTTTCCTGCGACAAAGATTGCACCGCCGAGGGCCGTGAACCCGAATACGCCAGCAGCCACCGACAGCACGACATCGCTGTTAGCCTTGACGAACGCCGTTGCAGCAGTTGATGCGCGCTCCATGAAGTTCACGGCTTTCATCAATGATGGCGCCAGTGCGTCGCCGATCGCCAGGGCGGTGCCCTCTACGGCCGACAGCATGATCCGCAATGCACCACCTAACCCGGCATCCATAGCCTTGGCAGTGTTGTTGGCAGTGCCGGCCGCTGTGTCTAAGCCAGCGCGAAGATTCCGCACGCCTCCGGCGGTCTGCGACAGCACGTTGGCAGACGTGATGCCAAGCAGCCCGAACGCCTGAGCCATCTTGGCCGTTCGCTCAGCAACCGGCATGGATGTGGTTGCAGTGTTGATTTCGTCGAGAATCTGCACGAGCGGCTTCAGGTTGCCGGCGGCGTCCATGTTGTCGATGCCAAACAGCTTGTTGAGCTTTTCGCCTGTGCCTGCCGAAATCACGCTCAACCGCCGCAACGCCGTGCCGGCTTCGCTTCCTTGAATGCCGACATTGCCAAGAACGCCGAGAATCGCCGCCGTGTCCTCGAGCGACATGCCGAGACTCTTGGCGACTGGACCGGCGTACTTGAGCGATTCGCCGAGACTGTCAACGGTGTTGAAGGTGTTGTTGGCGGTGTACGTGAGGACGTCCGCAGCTCTGGCGGCCTCCTCGGCGCCCAGCCCGAACTGACGCAATGTGGCCGCCATGATGCCGGCAGATCGCGTCGCGTCAGTGCCCGTGGCCCGTGCCAGGTCGAGCACCGCCCCGGTCATGGCGTTGATCTCGTCCGGCTTGAAGCCAGCACGCCCGAGTTCCGTCATCAGGTTGGCGACCTCAACCGCCGTAAAGCTGGTTGTGGCGCCGAGCTCGCGTGCCTTGTCGTTCAGCATGGCGAACGCTGCGGCACCCTGCGGCCCGAGCGAGCCTGTTACGGCGGCCGTCGCTCGGATGGCGTCGTCAAACTTGGCGAACTGCCGCACCGCCAAGCCGACTGGCGCCCCTATCGCCGCACCCATGCCCATCATCTGGGTGCCAAACTTTGACATCGACGCGCCGATTTGGCCAATCCGCTTGTTGATGCGGTTGACTTCGGCAAAAAACTTCGCGGAGTCTGCGCCGATCTCGACGAAGACCTTGCCCATCCGGATGCCGCCGGCAGATGCCATCGCTTAGCCTCCGAATAGTCTCTTCAGGTCTTCCGGCGTCGCCTGCCTGGCCTTGGGCCGTGGTTTCCGCGCGTATGGGTGGAACTTGTAGGCGTCGACCGTCGGCTTCTCTTTTGGTTTGTTGGCGTTATAAAACTGGGCCATGAGGTTGGACGTATGCCACCAATCTGCCTCTAGGCGGCCATCGCGGGCTGCTGCGAGTTGTCGGAAGGTCCACTCTCCTGGGTAGACGCCGACGATCCCTGCGGCTGCCCAGATGGCATCCCAGATTGAGCGAGCAGGTCGCTCGTCGTCGCTGCCGCCATCGCTGCCTCGGCCCGCGTCAGCAGCTCCGTTGTTGCCTCGTCCATCTTGGCTGCGAGCAGGCCGACCATTCGCCGCAGCCGGAGGGGGAAAAAATCGACTAGCTCCTGCTCGAGCACCTTCGCCGCCGCGTCGAGCGCGTCACCACGAAGGCCGTCTAGAAAATCCTCTTTGGTCAGCTTCTTGTCGGCAACCTGTTTCTGCAGGATGGCGTAGAGCGTCTCGGCGATCGTGGTGTACTGGCCGCGCAGCACCTGCATCGTCTGTGAGATGCTGGCCACGTCGACAAGGTCGAAAGGCTTTTTCTCACCGTCGACTTCGACCGTAACAGAGTCTTTGACCCGCATAGCGGCGGCCACTGTCAACGCCACCTGCCACGGTCTGCCCTGGTCGTCGCGAAACTCTCTCACCTGTAATTCCCCGTTCTCTTGAAGGTAATCGTGTACGAACACACGTCGTCGAGCGGCTGGCTGTTGGTCACGTTGGTCACGACTGCCGTGAACGCAAACCCGGTGCCGCTGACCTCAATCTCATCACCTGCCTCGCACGCAGCTACGGCTGCATCCACAAAATCGCCGTCGATGGTCTCGACCTGGACCTCGACCGAGTACCCGGTCGTGTAGCTGAAGATTTCGCGCGAGCCGTACGGACGCACCTCGATTTCCTGAGTCGTCTCCGTGGCAATCACGCTACGGACGCCGGCTGAGTGTTCCCCAGCCGTGAACGTGCAGTCGCGTCCGAGCGTGATGGTGGCCATGCACTACGACACTTCCTTGAGCGTCACCTGATAGGTGACGGCACCATCGAGCGTGATGTTTTCCGTCACGCTCATCACCTGCCATCCAGAGGTCTCGACGGTGCCAAGCTCCGTCATCAAATTGGCAGGATCATGGCACTCGATTTCCCACGAGTTGGTAGTGAACCCGGCTGCGGTAGCGCGATACTGCCCTGTGGTGCGGTCCGAAATGTCGATCGTGTCGCACTCGGAGGTGTAGACAGCGGAGATGATGTTGCCCCCGATAGGAGGCGCGGTGGCCGCGTTGCGGCCGAGCGTAATGGCCATGTGTGGTGATGCTCCTTGTTAGGCTGGACCGGTGACGCGGCGGGCAGACACGGCGTACGTGATGATGTCGTCGAGCGGCTGGTCTTGAGCCACACTTGTCACGACATAAGTGACGTCACCGGTCTCAGTTCCGGAGAGTGTGAACGTGCCACCGGCAGATACACCCGGAGCGTCGATACACTCGACCTCGACGGTCTGCTCGATCAGACCGCGTCGGAACTTGCGCGACGTGTCGCCGAACTTGGTGACGTCGATTTCCGACGCACTCGACGAGACGGTGACGCTGCGGGCGTTGGCGACACCGGAAATGGTGACGTCCTTGCCGAGCACGATGGTAAAAGGCATGTCTGGCGATCCTCCGTGGGGGATGTCGCCAAACTACGGCTGCCGGCAGCGTTCTTTGAGGGGTGGTGGCGTCAGCGTCCGACGCTTCCACCGCTGCTGCGAATCGTGTCCTGAAACTGTTTCGGAATGCGGTGGATCATGGCCTGGAGGCCTATCTCCATGTAGCCGCGCCCCTTGACGCTGCGGGTGCCGATGTAAGTGCTGCCGGCCACTGGGTCATTGCTCAAATAGCCGACGTATGCACCAAGCCTGGTCGTCCCCATACGCACCCTACGTCCAGCCACAAAAGCGTAATCAACGACACGGCGTTCAAATTTGCTAGGCAAACGCACGTTAGGCCCAATCCAGCCGCCAATCGGTTTTTGGCTGATTGGACGAAAGTACACACTGACCGACCCGCCGAACTCGTGCAGCTGGTTCAGCCATGGCTTTGCGGATGGGCCGATGACCACCGACTTGGTGCTGTTGTCCCAATCGGTCTGGATGTCGTTTCTCAAGAACGCCATCGGTGCCCACGAAGACACTTTGTCATCGCGCGGCACCTTATAGACCATGGCCACCATATTGAAGCCATCGCGCTCCCCAACTTTCCAAAACACTGGTTTTTTGCGAGGAGAACGACCAACAGGAGTAGAGCCACCCACCATCTGCCGCTGCACCGACCTGCGGCAGTCCATGCCTGCGTTTTGCAGCGCCTTGGCGGCGGCTTCGCCGACGAGCCGTTTTAGAGCTGGCTTGTCCCAGTTGAACTTTGTCTTGCCTTTGAATCGTGCCATTACGACTCCGGCAGCTCGTCCGGCTGAAATACGCGGTAGGTCGCCGTGATGACAGCTCGCCACACGCTGCGCTCGTTTAGGGCATCGTCCGGGTTGATGGCTATGGAAACGGTCTGCGGGCTCGTGACGTCTTCGGGAAACTGAACAGCCTCGCCCCACGAGTGAGCCCGGATGTAGAGCAAGATTTCGTCGGCCAGATCCAGCATGTCGTCGGCGTCTTCCTCCGTCTCGACGCGCCGGCCGACGTACACGATCACCTGGTAGTCGACCTGCGTCACGCCACGGCTAATACGTTGCGTGTCAGCTTGACCCGGAGTCACGAACACGACCGGATCGGCCATGTCGGCGGCGTCGACCCTCGCCCAGTTGCGGCGTTCTACCGTGGGCTGCGTGGCCACAGAGGCAAACGTGGCGGCGTCCAGACCATCGGCCACGCCTTGTGCAATCTCACGCAGGTACGAGGCCATCAGTATGTCGCTCCATGGCGGCGACGTTCTGCCGTATGCGGACGTCGCCCGGCAGCAGTATCGCCGCCTGCCGCGCCAACGTGAGGGCCTGGGGACGTTTGCCTAGCTCCCACGCAGAGACGCTGGCCAGGTCATAAGCCCGGCCTTTGGCGTCCGGGTCCGTGGCATGGGTTCCGGCGTCGCCGGCCGCTATAGCCCGCGTGGCGAACTCGTAGCACTCAGTCCACCTCCGCTGGTGGTAGCGGGCCATAGCCAGCGCCTCCCAGGCATCAGGCTCCCCAGGGCATTCCTC